TTTCACTCGCTTCAATCCTTTTTCAACAAATGTTAATGTTTTATCTTGCCAATACCAGTGTGTTGGTTTATCAAATCCAAGTTCCTTTATATACTTTGCTGTTTCTAAATCAACAACATCAACATTTTCTATCCCAACCCCACACAAAAAACTCGCTATAACATCGTGTATAACACATTGCTTTTCGTGTTTCAAATTATCTTTTCCCATATCTTTAAAGTTTTGTAATTCTATTTAAGTTTTGTATTAGCAACGTGTCATACACGATGTTATAAGTAATAAAACAAAAAATTATTGATTTTTTAATTTTCGTTCTACCTCATAATATAGTTTATATATGTCATCATAAGAGAAAATGACACTAAATCTTGATTTCATTCCTCCATGGTCTTTGTTATCTGATAACTCTTTCAATTTATTAAAGAACTCATTTTCTCTTTTTTCTTCTATTGTTTTCATATTTGTATAATTTTTTATTTTACATACTTATAACAACAAATATAAGAAATAAATCTTACTTTGTCTAATTTTTTAATGAAAAGATTTACTTCTCATATTTGCAACCGTTATGTTCAATTTATTACAGGTTGAATCTTATACATTGGTCTAAGATATATTTAGGTTTTCTTTTTAATATATACTAAAAAATAATTTAACAATATGAAAAATAATAAACATGTAGAAAGTTTCGGACAATTCAATGAAAACCTAAATATATCTGAGTATCGTTATGTGTAATAAAATTAAATTTATGATGTCTTATTGTCTGGAAACATTCTACCTACAATAAACATATTTACCAATGCTTTTTTCACATTTTCATATTGTTCTATTTCACCCATTTCTGACAATAATTCATCCGCTATTTGATACAAAATATTAAATTCTGTATCCTCAGTTATCAGTTCTTGTTGCTTTACAAGTTTATATACTCTTTCAGCAATCTTCATCATATTATTTTCCATAATTTAATATTTTTTAATTTGTATAAATTTAATTCATTCAGTCTTAATGTAGCCGTTTCATAAGTATTCCACCTTTCATAAAATGATTCAAACATTCCAAACCATCTTACATAAATCATGTGATATATTTTACCACACATCATTTCTTGTTTAATAAAGTATTTTTTCATATTGTATAATTTTATTTTTACATATTTATAACAAATGATAAACAACATTAAAACGATTGTTTACACTCATCCGTTAGTGATAATTACTTAACGACTTCTTAATATAAACCCATGTTTCTTATCATTTACAATTGTAAATTCTATATAATAATCTTTATTAAAATTTTCCTTTATATCATTTATCAATTCGTGTGCTAATTCTATCATGGAATTTTTCACTTCGTCTTTATCAAGATTCATAGCCACAAATGGTTGAAACTTTGGATTAACCATTGTTCCCATACCTATAACACCACGATGATAATCCACATAATATGCAGGATTTCCATCTGGGTCGAATCCAAAATTATTCTCAGCGAATTTATTAAGAAAATTTTCAAAATCGTAACTATCACTAACATCAGATATATTCAAGTTTTCTCCATGTTCGTTGAAACTTTGTATGTGTTTATTATCTTTCATCTTCGTTTATTATTTTAGTGTATATATTAAAAAGAAAACCTAAATATATCTGAGAAACGTTATAACCAATACTACTTTTGTTCTTCGCTTGTAATATATTGTTGGTATAAACTTTCAATATCATTTTCGGTTTCACAAGAATCGAAATCTTTTGACAACTTAATAACATCAAAATTACCACTCGACATTAATTTAAAAACCTTTGTCAATTTAGATAATTGAATTTTATACTATCCAATTTCATTTTCTTGTTCTTGAATAATATTAATCAAATTTTCGATACTATTATTTGCAATTTCTATTCTATCCATATTAAAAGTTTTTATTTGTTTTTTAATTTAAGTTTATTCTATTTTTCCGTACTAGTTTATAACAAATGATAAACAACATTAAAACGATTGTTTATCATCAGACGTTATAAGTTATTTTATAAAACACCATAGTCCTTTAATATTTTAATATGATGTTCCTTCCATATTTTTTTTGAAACTTTTATTGAATTAGATTTTATGTATTTCCATCCGTGATAATATGCAGCCAATTCTCTTTTTAATATATTTTTACCATACTCATAAGGACATATATTATGTTTATAGATATAATCTCTGAATGTTAGAAAATGTCCGTATTCATGTAAAAGTGTTAAAAACATATTTTCGTTAGATTGTTCCGAATTAACATATATTATCTGTTTTAAAAAATTAAATCTACCTCCAATGTCTCCAAATTCAGAGTTATTTATAATCTCAACTTTTATATCTTTTTGAATTTCTGATTTTAAAATATTAAATTCTTCATAATAAAAATCATCAACTCCTTCTTTAATCTTTATGTAATTTTCCATATTCAAATTTATGTTTCCTTTGTGTTTTAAAAATTTACTAAATATAACAACAAATATAAGAAATAAATCTTACTTTTTCTATTTTTTAATGAAAAGATTTACTTCTCATATTTACAACCGTTATGTCTCCGTCAATATCTGTAAAAATCACATTCATTTTCTTTCTTTTTGTATAACTTCTAACACTTGAATAACTAAATTAATTTCTTCAATATCCTCATCACACATTTCATGGTATTTCTTTTTACCCCATAATGACCAAAAAAAGAAATGAACAACAAGATATATTGTATAGATAGTAAGAGTTGGCCCAATAAGTAAAGGAAAAATAGCAAAAGGAATTAAAGAAATTATCCAAAAGAATAACTCAGAATAAAGACCTCTTAAAAATTTATGATATTTAATATATCTATTTAAAATTTTATCAGAATACTTTTTAGTTTTTTCTAATTCTTCTTCTTTTATATCGTTATAGTTCTTCATTTTTAATTTATTATAAGTTTAATCTTATACATTCTTCCAATATATATTTAGAGTGTTCTAATTGTAAGTGAGTAGCCAATCCAATAGTTAAGTGTAAACCAAAGTAAGGATCTGGTGTTAAACCCATAGCGGTTCTGATGTTTTTAGAATCTTCAGAATCTACCTTTAACCACCAGTGACCTTTACCATTAGCTCTTATAAAGGTTGGATCGTATCTAAAAGTTATTTCTTTTCCGTGAAAAATTTCTCTAGCCTTTGCATAAATTTCATCATCACATTTATCATTGATAATAGTAATGTGAGTCCCTCTCAAAGGTTTGTTTAAGAACAAGTTGAATCTTTTTTTCAAGAACCAAGAATAGTAAGCAAAGGTATCATCATCAAATTTAACCATAGCGGTTTTCTTCCAAGAAGACTGGTCATTGTGCTTCTTAGTTACATTAACTGGATCAAATTCTATTTTTCCTTTCAATTCAAACATATTGCAAAGATAAGCATTTTAATATATAAAAGAAAACATTTTTACAATGAAAGTGAATAAAAAATATAAAGTACTTCTTAAAGAAAAAGCCATGACTGAGCTTTGTAAAGAAAGAGGATGGGATATAAATCAATTAACAACTGGTCAGATGTTATTTGTTATAAACCACCCTAGTATAAAATCTATTAACTAATTAGTTTAAGATGTTCTGATGGAATAGACCTTAATTCCTCAACATGACCCATTATATCTTCTCTATTGGCTATAAAATCGTATGATCCTGAGAAAGACGCACCATATAACATTTGCCCATCCCAAGTAATATCAAATACATCCTGGTCAATTCCGGATGATTTCATCCAATTACTTATAATTTCTTTTTCTGATTCAATATACTCATCGGATATCATCATCTTTTTAGTTTCACCATCATGATTAACATAGACAAAATTATCAGGAGAGAATCCAGAATAATCAGATCCAAATAGACCAAAATCTTCATCATCTTCATCATCATATCCAACAATATATTCTCCCGGATTTTTAACGATAGGTAATGTTTCCCAATCAACTTCAATACAAACTTTACATAATTTTTCTAAAAATTCGATATCTTGTGATTCACTACCACTGTGTTCATTATAATAACCAACAGAGATATTAGTACACTCTGGAATTAAAGATGTAAACTGAGCAGAGTCGGTATAAATACCGGTTGGGTCTGGACTAAAATTAAATTCAGAGTTTTTCTCATTTAATCTTTTTGATAATTCTTTTGCAAATTCTAAAGAACAACAAACTCCATAAAGTTGTTCTGTGATAACCGAACTAGTACCTCTTCTATCAAATGATATACACTTAGTGATATAACTAGAGAAGTCGAAACTTGACCAATTACTAGAAGCGAGTCTTGAACCAACACAACCTCTTTCTTCTCCTATAAAGAAATAGTATAAACCTTCAACATTTTTCTCTATCATATAGAGCAAGATAGTCATACCAGCTTTATCATCGGCCCCTAAAATAGTCTTACCGTCAGTTTTAATAAACTTACCATCAAAAACATGATTAACACCCTCTTCTCTTTGAGAAGCGGTATCAAGATGACAGGTAAACATAGTAGAAGGACTGTTCCCTATTTGAATAAAATAATTACCAAATCCATCCTCTTTATATCCACTTGGTAATAATGATAATAATTGATCTTCGGTACCGTGTGGGTACGTTTTTTTAGTAAGTTCTAAGAACTTTTGTTTTATTTTCATAAATATTATTATAGTTTAATACAAAATTACTAAGAATTATTCTCATCGCCAAATAAATGGTCAATTTTCTTATCTCTTATATAAGATTTCTTTAACGAATCAATTGTATATGATGTATTGTTTATATTATCTGTTATCCAAGTCTCACTTTTATAACCACCTTTATACTCACGTCTTAGATGATAGTCAGTAACATCATCAGTTGTTTTATAATTATACTCTTTAGCAACTATGATGCTTTTTAATTCTAAACAGTCTATTATATTTTTATATTTAAAAAGGTCTTCTTTACATAAGTTCCAAAAGTCGAATACTAATAAATCAACTCTGAAAAGATTAGACTTATTCATAATTAACTCACTAAAGTTATTAAAATCACTGAATATTAGTTTATTATCTAAGTGATGATATAAACAAAGTGAACCAGATGATTCTTTTGGTTTCTCAGGGGTTACAAGAATATAATTATCACCTGCTAGTTCAAAGAACTTAACAATATCACTAACACCATATGCAACAGCGCTAATATCACCGGTAAAATAATTATATCTTTTTAGGGGAACCATTTATATTTTTTAATTTAACACAAACTATTATAAGTTTAATTATAATTATACAAATCAATTATAAATTGTTTATAAACAAAACTAAATTTACTAACTATAAATAAAAAATAATAATTTTAATGATTCCAATAAATACACTAACTTATATAATAGGATACAGACACAAAGCCGATAGATTAAATAATCTAAAAAGAACATTAGATTGGATTAATGGATTCAAAGGGGCTCAGGTTATAGTAGTAGAACAAGATAAACATTCAAAAATATCTCACTTAGGTTTACGATGTGAGCACATTTTCATTAAATCCGATATGCCTTATAATAGATCATGGGCATTTAACATTGGATTAAAATATTCAAAGTCTAATATAGTTGTCTTTGGTGATTCTGATTTAATTATGAGACCAGATGATTTTATTAATGGGCTTAAATTATTAGACCAATATGATATGGTCAGCCCATATCATTCTGTTCTAGATCTAACCCCACAAGAGTCTGGATTACAATTAGAAGAAATTGTTAAAATAGATAGAGCAGGAAGGGGAGAAGAAGACCACCAAAAGATAAACATATGTGGTGGTATATCAATGTTCAGAAAGCAAGCAATTCAAAAAATAGGGGGTTGGTCAGAAGAATTTATAGGATGGGGAGGAGAAGATGATTTTCAAACTATTAAGGTTCAAAAGTTTTTAACATCCATAGAAAACAAAGCAAAATGCTACCATTTATATCACTCAAGAGAAAATCCAGATAATGTTTTATATCAAAAAACTCTTCACCTATTAGAGAAATTAAAAGCAATGTCCAATGAGGAAGTTATAAAATTTATAAATAGCGGAAATCCAAAAATGGGAATGTTAAATAAATATGATAACTTCTGAGAATATGATAGAAATAATAGAACCAAATCCGATTTTACTAGATTATATAAAAGAAGCAAGTTCTTTATTTTGTGATTTTGACGGGGGTAAAAAAGAGTTTTTAGATTTTGACGAGTGGCATTATGTACCATCAAATTTAGAACAGAATATTTTTATACTAAAAAGAATGGATGAAAAGTCATTATTAAATGAAAATGTAAATATCTGTGATTGTGGAATAGGATTAGGATCGACTATGTTCGATCTATATCTACAATCCAAAGAGTTTACTAACAAATCATTTACATTTACCGGTGTTGAGAAAAACCAACCATATATAAACCACCTTAAAGGTAAACTAATTCACTATTGGGATAATAATCTAAATATAATAGAGGGTGAAATAATGGATCAAGATTATTCAAAATATAATCTAATTTATTCATATTCACCATTTAAAACAGAAGAGAAACTTATACCCTATTATGAAAAGATAATAAATGAGATATCTTCTGGTTCTATTCTAGTTGAGTCTAGAAATCAAGGTCTTGGTTATAATAATATACTTAATGGAATAAAAGGTATAAAACCTGAAGAAATTGATGATATAATTGTTTTTAGAAAAATTTAATTAAAAGAAGCTACTCTAACTTTATCATATTTAATTAAAAGCTTCCAAATATCATCCCACTCAGAATTAGGATCTTCTACTGTTTTCTGATACCACTTATTATTATTTAAATATTCAACTAACATACCGACTCTAAAATCTTCTTTTTTAGTCGGTCTCCAATATCTTTGTTGCTCGATAAAAGAAAAGCTTAATCCATTATATAAATATGATACATTATCAGAATCTGTATTATAAAGTGAAATATCCATTATTTTCTCAGAACCATCTCTAAATAGTTTCTTAACACCAGTCTCTCCCAAATATTTTATAACACAACTATCTTGATGAAAATGATTTAGTAAAAAGACCAAATCTTTTCTCAATTCATCATTATCAATATTTGAAAAAGCTATAACACAATCCTCATATTGACCTTGATAATATCCCTGTATTGGAATTATTTGATAATTTTTAGCATATAAAACAGAAACCATATCATCCAATTTATCAGATGATAATAGTATAAAAGACATTTTTGGGTTATTTAAATCTATCACTCATTATATATTAAATTAAATCTATCACTTTAATGAAAATTCTTGTGATATCTCATAATCAAAAATAGCAGTAACAACATCTCTGTATTTTTTTGCAAATATTATACTATCATGTACAGTAACTATTTTAATCTCAGGGTGTAAAATCATAATTTTATTAATAATTTTATTATAAATGAGATTAGATTCAGCTCTCTGTAAGTCATGTGCCAAAACCTTATAATTACCATATTCTCTTTTATATAATTTTATAAAATGATGTATAGTTGGGAATATGTTACTGAAAGCCTTATCCGCTTTACTATTTGAAGCATTTCTACCAAAAAGAACTTTATAAGTAAACTCTTTAACTAACTTTCTATCTTTCTGACCAGTAACTTGCATAAGATATTGATAAAAATTACCATTAATTGTCAAATCCCTAAAAAATTCATATTCTTTTTTATCGACCCAAACGGTTTGTGTATCATTTATTAACTTACATAAAAAAAGTGGTTGGCTATTTTTTATATCAAGTTCACAGGTTTCTTCACCATCAATTAATAGACAATTTTTTCTAATAAAAGATTTAAGAATTGTAAAATTTGTATGTAGTCTACCATAATTATCAAAGTGATAGAATATGTGTTTGTCATTTATACTTTCAACTGAATAAACATTTCGATTATAAATATCAACATCTTCTTTTTTAAGACAATCTAAAAAGAAGATACTTCTTTCATATTCAACATCAATAGAAAATAAATCAGATATTAATTTTTCACGGATATCGGGTTTAATAAGAGAGACATTCTCATCAATAAAATCTATACTATTAAAAACCTTCTTTTTGTATTTTTTTATTAATACTTTATCCTCGTTATGTACTCTTTTTATTCTTTGTTTAAATATTGATATATCTAATGAGTAAATTCTTGAAGTAACACCTTTTTTATAATTACAAACCATATAAAGTATTTTTTTCTCAATTAAATACTTTATATAATAATTATAAAGATAACCATATCTTTCTTTTAATACAGTTGCGTTTATTGTATATTTATTATCTTTTTTAAAATAATACTTTAATATTAAATTGTGAATTATATCGATTAGATATGAAGTCTTTAATTTCTGGTCCTTATAGATTATTGTTTTAATATTTTGAAATTCATCAAAACACTTAGGTAAAAACTGAAGAGACTTTGTTTTCTTATCTAGCCTTTTTTGTATGTTTTTCCTGTAAGAAGTTATTTGACTTTGATTTGTAATATCCATACTTTTATAGTCAAAAATCGAGTCATGGTTTCTATTTATTGAAAATAAAAAAGAGATTATTTAATCTCTTTTTCATCACCTGTTGGTAATATCATTTTACCACCTTTACCCTTTTTCTTTTTATCATTATCAACACCTTTTTCAAATTCATCATAAACATCCGGATAAACTTGACCCTCAGCATCAGTATCATATTGAATCTCAAAGAAATCTCCAAAGTCTAAAAGACCAGCTCTCCCTAATTCAATCTCATGCATTTTATTTAAATACTTACTTATATAACCATCAACACTGTCAACAAAAATATTAAATAACTTTACTGTATTTTCAGTAAATATACCAATAGGTTTTTTTCTTCTCCGGTTGAAAGACCCCAATACAACTTTGAAAATATATTCCAACTTCTCGTCTTCTTCAATATACTCTTTAGTTAATTTATTTTTAATTAACTCAGTATTAATTTTAAATTTATCCTTATCAAAAAACTCAGGTACAACAAAATCAAAATTTAAAAGGTCTTGTTTAACTTCATTAACATAGATATTAAATAATTTAGAAATTAGATAAATATAAATTTCGTCTTTTTTATCACCTTTTAATTTAATATCTGTCAAATTAACCGATTGGCAGAAATTTAAGAAATTAACTAAAATTAGTGTATATATCTCTACAAATTCTGTACTATTAGACTCACTTAACCTATTATATAAAGGGTTTAATAACTCAAATGATATATCTCTGTTTTTACTTTTAATAATTAATTTTTCCATATTTTTTTGAAAATCATCATCCATTAAAAAAGAATTTTCAACTTTTGGATTTAAAACTTTATAGAAAAAGAAAGAAAATGACTTATCACCAAAAATATAGTCCAGATCACCTACTGATGTATTAATAAAGTATTTAATAGCCTCTTTCATAGGCTCTGTTAATTTACCTTGATAAATAACAGGAATCAAATCAACATCAAAAAGTCTAGAATACTCACCCAACTCATCAATTGAAAATTCATATTTACCAGATTTATTTATAGAAGATAAAACTAACTGATTTTTAGGGACTCTATTGTATTCTATATTTGCTGGTTGTTCATCCGGAAAGAACTCAAATCCATACCACCATTTTTTATTAAGAAGACCCTTTACTCTTTCATCCAAACTATTAAAAAATCCAATAACTGGATTATAATAGTTCTGCATTGCCAAGTCAATCAAATTAATAGGCTCACTTGAAATAGATTTAGGTCTAATTTCAAATTCTCTACCATTCCATTGAACCCAAATTTTACTACCTTGAATATCCTCAAGTACAACCAATTCGTCATCGAAAAGGTCATTTAATATCTGGTCATCATTTAGACCATTTAAAGTTATTAACTTACTCATAATTTTGATTTACGTTTTTTATCAAATTATATATAAAAATATCTACTTTTCTTGTAAAAAATCTAACATAATAGCTATATCATCTTCTCTATTGCCCAAAAGTTGAGATTGATCACCCCCTGATTTTAAAAAATTGTTGAAGATTTCATTATAATCATCCTGAAAAAACAAATCACTTGTAAGACTGTTTTTTGATTCTGGATTAGTTCTATCCAATACCCCTAAAAGAGATGTATGTGATTTATTTAAAGTTTTATTTTGCAAACCAGTCTCACCATAAGCAGGACCAACTGGTCCAACTAACTCAGTTCCCGATATTTCTTCATTAAATTGAACAAAAGATTTAATTTTCCCCATTTTTTGCTTCTATTTTTTCAAAATACTCATCTTGTTCTTGAAGCGAGTATTCATCTTTGCTAATGTTATATATTAAATTATAAAGGAACTTATCATGCAATTCATGTTTTTCATCACCTCTCATTAATATAGTTGAGGTTTCTTCTTGATGGTCATCTAAAACTTCCAAAATATAAAGACCAATTCTACCATCTCTATCATGTAAATCACAAATAACTTTCTTTTTAAGAGAAATTAATTCTTTTATTTTGACAACAACAACGTTTTTTGACAAATACATATAGTCTTTATCAGTATCAACAACAAAAATCTTTTTATCAGTAATATGAGAAGATTTTTTCTGAGTTTCATTATATAAATTAAAAAAACTACTCTCTCTTTGAGAAAGCTTGTTTTTTTTAGACATTTTATCTAATATTCTATTCATTTCTATTTCTTTTAGTGATTCACCCAAAACAAAATACTTAAATATTCTTTTTATCATATAGTATATATTCTAAGAAGTATTTTAGTTTTTTATATATACATTGAAATTAAAAGTTTTTTATGGATAAGCAATTATTAAAAGCATTAGGTAATATCGGAGATGGTTTAGAAGCTCTAGTAGACGCTCTGAATAATAAAAAAGAGGGTGGTAGTGATACAACCAAAGCTTTAACCAGTGGTGATTTCGGGGGTTCTTTAGAGCAGATTAGTACTGATATAAAATCTATAAAAGTTGATACACAAGAGATTTTGAAAAATCAACAAACAATTATTGAATTACAAAAACAAAAATCAAGTGATAAAAAAACCGAAGCTATAGAGGGAGATGATCCTAAAAAACAAAGTAGTATTAAAAAGGGTCTAACAACAATTCTATTAATAGCAGTGGCTGTATTAGCGATTGGTCTAGCATTTAAATTAGTAGGAAAAATAGACTTTCTTTCAGTTGTTGGTCTTTCAATTGCTATAGTTTTAGTAGCAATAGCATTTGAGAGGGTTGCTAAATTAGATTTAAGCCCTAAAAAGGCAGCATTTGCTGCATTAGCAATGGTTATAATGTCAGCTGGTGTGATGATATCATCGTTCTTTTTATCAAAAGTATCACCTATATCAATTGGACAAGTTTTAACGTCTGCTGCAATAGCTTTATTATTCTACTTTGTTGGACCAACAATAGCAAGTATGATTAGTGCTCTCGAAAGTGAGACAACGATTGAGGCAGAAGGAATGGGTAAAGTAAAAACTAAAAAGTTAAGTATTGGTAAATTAATAGCAACTGCCGTATTCCTACCACTATTAATGGCAGGTATGTCCTTAGGTATACTAGTATCATCAAAAATATTATCAGGTGTTAGACCATTATCAATAGGACAGATTATAACATCTATATTAATATCCGGTATGTTTATGATGGTCGCTAGTGGAATTAAAGGTTTGATACATGCATTAACCGAAGAAACCGAAGTAAAAGCTAAAGGATTTGGGGGAAAACAAAAAGGAATGAGTATAGGTAAACTTGTAGGAGTTGCTGTTATGTTACCGATTATAATGTTAGCTATATCAGTTGGTATTTGGCTATCATCTATGATATTAAGTAGAGTTCAACCGATTGGATTTATGCAAGCACTTTCAGCAATCGCAATTGCTGCAATATTCACAGTGGCTGCTTTTGGTATTAGCTCATTAATAAAAGTTTTAGGTGAGATACCACCACAAAAAGCAATATTAGCAGCAATAGTTCTTCCCTTGATACTACCAGCAATGGCTCTATCAATAACATTATCATCATTTATATTTGCTAAAATACAACCAGTTGGATTTATGCAACTACTAACAGCTATCGCAATTGCTGTCGTATTTGTTATATTATCATTCGGTATGAAACAAATTGTTAAAGCGGTCGGGGAAATGAAATGGGCTGATATCCCTAAAATTCCAGTATTCTTTGCTTTAATGTCCCTATCAATAGGTGCATCCGCACTTATACTTAATAAGTTTAAAAAAGATATTGACGCACTGGGATTTATGACAATATTGAAAGTTTTAGTCATAGGAGCAGCACTCGGAGTTATAGCTATAATAGCAGCAGTTGCTGTTAGAATAATGAAAGGTATTGATTGGAAGACAGTTATTATGCTCCCAGTATTTTTCGTATTAATAGCAGCTGCTATAACAGGAGCGGCTTTGATATTCTCTAAATTCCAAAAAAGTATAGATGGGTTAGGATTCATGACGATACTTAAAATATTGGTACTTGGAATCGCAATAGCGGTAGTAGCACTTGTTTTCGTCATAGTAATGAAGATATTTAAGATTATAGGAATTGGTGTAACAGATGCGATAAAAGGAGGTTTGGTAATTTTAATAATAGCCGCGACTTTAGCGCAATCATCTAATATATTAAATAAGGGTAATTATAAAAAGTATCCAGATTGGAGATGGTTATTATACGTCGCTCTTACTTTAGTTGTTTTTGGTATAATAATGAAGATATTTAAGATTATAGGACTTGGAGTCACAGATGCGATAAAAGGAGGTGTGGTTATTTTAATAGTGGCTGTTGTAATAATGGCAACATCACATATATTAGCAGCTGGTAGTTATAAAAAGTATCCAACTGTCTCATGGGCTCTAGGAGTCGCTGCTGCTTTAGGAGTATTTGGAATAGCTGCTTTACTTTTAGGAACACAAGCACTTAATCCATTCTTCTATGCTGGATTAGGTTTAATATTATTACTTTCCGGTACCATATTAGCAACATCATATATATTAGGAGCTGGTAATTATAAAAAGTATCCAACTCTCGAATGGAATCTAGGAGTTTCTGCCGCTTTTGCAACTTTTGGAACAGCGGCTATTCTATTAGGATTTAACGCACTTAATCCGTTCTTCTATGCTGGTTTAGGTATAGTATTAATATTAGCTAAAACAATTGTAGAGGTTTCTGATATTTTACAAAAAGGAAAGTATGATCTACCAGGTTTAACAGGATGGTCAGCATCAGTCGCGTTACTATTCAGCGTATTCACCCCATTAATCATTTTACTAGGAGCAGTGGGTGCTGTTGGAGCGGTCGTTGAATTTTTCGGGGGTACAAATCCATTTGACGCTGGTCGTAAAATGTTGAAACAGATAGCATGGACAATAGTGGATGTTTCGTATATTTTACAAAAAGGAATTTACAAACAAGGACCAACAGAGGAGTGGGCAAAAGGTATAGGAATCGCACTAGGGGCATTTGCACCAGTTTATCAAATGTTGGTTAATAATGCTCCCGGACTTTTCAGTACCGGAGGTGGTGTAGGACCCAAGGAGTTTGCAGAAGCAATAAAAATTGTTTCTGGAGGTATAATAGAAGCAGCTTGGTACTTCGCAATTAACAAAGCAGCATTCGTAAACGGACCTCCCGTTAAATGGGCTAAAGGAGTTGGTCTAGCAATTGGGGCATTTGCACCAGTTTACCAAATGTTGATTGATAATGCTCCCGGGTTTCTTAGTAGTGGTGGAGGTGTAGGACCGGAGGATTTTGCAAAAGCAATAAATGTTGTTTCTAGAGGTATAATAGAATCAGCTAAAATATTTGCTGAAAATACCGCACCATTTGAAGAAGGAAAATACCCATCAAAACAATGGGGTAGAGGTGTAGGGGCAGCTTTAGGTGCTTTTACTCCCGTATTTCAAGCATTACATGAAGACACTGGTTGGTTTACAAGTGGAGACACGGTAATAAAAGACATGTCAAATGCAATTGTCGTTATTTCAAGGGCGTTAGTTTCAGCAGCTACATCATTTTCTGGAATAGGACCTGATGCATGGGGTGCTTACCCAACATCAGATTGGGCTAAGGGAGTTTCAAAAGCAGTTAGTGGATTTATGGATATATTTGACAACATAGAATCAAGAGGCTATACAATATATTCACTTAATGCATCTGCGTCTATATTAAACGCGACAATAAAATTAATGAGTGGTGTAGCCAAAACAATATGGGTGAGTAAAAAATACTTTACAGCATCTATTCCAACAAATTTTATTAAAAATCTATCACCAAATATTTTAGGATTTGCTAAATTGGGTTTACAATTAGATAAAATGCTAACAAGTGAGAAAACAGTAACAACTAAAGATTCTGGATTTTTGGGATTTGGTGCATCAAGTACTTCAAAAACTGTAAAAACTAGAAGAGATTTGAGTTTAATTAAAGATGTAGCAAGTCAGATTACACAAGTAGCTTGGATTTTATTTTCTAGTAAAAGGTTCTTTGAAATTTCATCAAATTTACAAAAATGGTCAGATGCTATAATAGGTAAATCAAACACAAGTGCTAATTCTGGATTGATTGGGAAATTCGCATTACTTACAAAATGGTTGGATACCACACCAGGAATTTATACATATTATAAATATGACCCTATATCCAATGTGGCTGAAAGGATGGTGAGAGTCGCTAGAATACTATCAGACGGTAAAAACTTTTTTGCAGTAAAGATAGACCCATTCTATATGAGAAAAGTTGGTCAAAATATTTTAGATTTTAATTACATTGTTAATAAGTTAGCTGAATCGGAAAAAGGAGGATTTCTCAATAAATTATCATCATTTGCTGACGATCTTCTTGGAACAGACCCTATTTCAAAAATAGCTAGGAGAATGATAACACTTGCTAAAGGATATGATGCAATGGCGACATCTCTGATGAAGTTAGGAAAAGCAATGAGACTATTAAACTTGAAAAGTTTAAATCAATTAGGTGGATTAACAAAAGGATTAACAGGAGCTGCTCCTATGCCAACAGTATCAACAGAAAGACCAAGTACTAGAAGAAAATTTGGACAAACTGATGATGGCGAACCAATAAAGAAAAAAGATAAAGAAGTACCATCTGATTTGAAAAGAAAAAATCATTTATACTATGTTTCACAACAATTGGAAAGAGCTGTTTTTTTATTAGAAAATATAAACAGATCAACTTCTACGATTGATGAATATATATCACTAATGACAAAGAATCAAATTACAACACCAAAGCCTATTGGATCTTAAACTAAACATTTTTAATTTATTATATATAATACATATGTGGAAAAATATTAAATTTTTTTGGTTTTATAGAAAAACCATCAAGTCTTTGAAATTCGAACTTGAACAAAAGTTCAATGTTAGGATAGATAAAGCTTCTAGACTTTACACTGTTGTTAATATACCAGAAGATATAGTAGGTGAGGCATATAGTTTAAAAAAATCGGATATTGACAGAATCTCTGAAAATTATGTAAGACAATTCTATGTTGAATTAGGTAACTTTTTAAATAAAAGTAATTTACAAGAGATGTTTGAAGTATATGAAATTAAAAAAGTAGACAAGTACTCATACTTATTAATTTCTGGATTTTCTTTGTTTAAAAGTCAGAGATATTATAACACAATCTATTATATAGTAACTCCTATAATATTATTAACATCTATAATAATTTCAACTATTTTACTATTTTAACAAAACTTTTGAAACATTTTTAATTATAATTATAAATAAATAAATAATAATTATGTCAAAAGAAAGTTCAGAAGCGTATTACAATGTAGATTCTTCAACTGAGGAAATATTCATGGATGTTTTTAATAAAAAATCATTCCCTGTAAATATTAAGATTCAGTTTGTAGGAAATTCAAAACAAAAACAATTAATAAAAGTATCAAAATTAGCGGATGATATTTCATTCCTTTTAGGTAGAGAGTTAAAGGTTTCTATAAATGAAGACCTTTTAGATGTTTTTGACGATGAGTCAATTACTATTCTTGTTGAACAAGAAATTGATAAAATCAATATAAATTTAGAAAGTGGTAAAATAAAATTAGTAAGTACTGATTTAAACACATTCTCATCATTGGTCAATAAATATGGTGTTGAAAAAGTAGCAAGAGCTAACAAAGTAGAAGAGCTTTATACAGAACAACAAAAAGACTCTAAAAAAGACGAAGAATTTATTATTTAATTATGAGCATATCAAATAGATACATAAATGCTTTAGAGAAGAGATATGAAGCAGAAATGGCAGAAGCAGAAGCTAATTTAGGATTATATTTATCTAGTAATAATTTAGCAGCAATCGGAGAACATTCTGATTTAATGGAAGAGCAAGATAAGTGGATTGAAAAATACACAAATGCTAAAGATAAATTAGAAACTTTGAAATCACTAAATTTCAAAGATACTATTGAAAGAATAAACAGCTAAGCTGTATAAAAATAAAAATAAAAAAATGGAACAAATAGTTACAAATGTGTTGAAACCACAAGTTAATTTTACAAATTTAGGTGTTGAATATAAATATATCGACACTGATTCAGAATCTAATCTTGATTCAAAAATTAGAGAAGTTAGAGACTTCACAATAAATAATCATGGAGAAGGAAAATCTTCTCAAGAAAAAGATAATCTTTATTTAGAATCTCACAAATTATGGAAAAATTTCATCAATGAATTAAATGAAGTTAAATATAATTTCTATCTTAACAAAGACCAATGGACATTTTTAACAGAATTGGTTTTGGAAAAATTAGAATATGATATAAATTCAGTATTTTTCGCTATTGAACTTAAAGAACTTTTCGAAGCTTTAAAGGAGATGAAATATAAAGGAGATGAAATGATTTCGTACCCGGTTAACGCAACTGAAGTTACTTATATTTATCACTTAATCTCAAAACACACAGTTAAGGGTCTAACAAAAGATTCTTATCTTTTCTCAGAAGTTCTTTTACTAATTGGCAACATCAGTAAAATATTTAATTACTATGACACAACTGGTAAAAACTTATCAACTGATATACAAGACTGGGTTCTTACTTTTGAAGATGGTGTGAATTTCTCTTCTAAACAAGAATTAGTTGAAAACAAATAATAAAAATTAATTAATAAAAAAACCTCTAAGAAATTAGAGGTTTTTTTATTTCATTTAATTTGTCTGTAATTCAATAGGAATTATTGGTTGAAAAGGACCAATCGTATCAATATATGTATATGGTTCTGTTAAGTCTTTAAGACCCTTTATCTGATAGTTCTTTTTATCCATGTATACTTGACCATATCCACTATGAGAAGTTATCTCAATAACAAGGAATGGGTCTATATTAGAATCAATTGTAAAGTTAAAAGGTCTCAAATCATCCCCAGTTCTAAACTCTGTAATATACTGAACAGGTTCAAAATCAATAAATCTCCAATCTGTTATATTCAACCAATTATTAGGATCAAAATTTGGACTCAAAGTTGAATAAGGATCACCCAGTCCACTATATGTATAATATTCTCTTTCATATTGAACAACAGTAGCGATAGAATACACAGAACCAACATTCCAACTTTCAATATTTTCATATTTTTTAGGATTATTAATTTTATTACCATCTTTAGTTGATTCATATAACTTATCATAATAATAAATTTTATCACCTTTAGAATAAGTTACAAATGGTGCCCACTCTTTATACACTTTATATGTTCTTATTTTAACATCATAAATGTCAGGCATCTTCATATTAGCTTTTAAATCATTATAAGGCTTTGGAGGAGAAACTAATTTAAATCCAAAACTTGTATTAACCATTCTATCCTCTTTATCAGCCCCTATATTCTCGATAATACTATAAAAATCTAAAACACAGTTATAAACAGTTGATCCGCTATTAACAGGGTATAAATAAGACTCATTTAATTTAAAAGTAACAGGAGTCATATCTTCTCTAATATTAATAATTCTAGTATCATAAACATTATGTTGTATAGATGTACCACCATTAAAATAAGCTTTTCCAGAGATATCCATTATTTTATGAGTCAACGGAATTATATTTCTTTTTAACCAATATTTAAGACCTTGTAACTTAATAATAATCTCATCAATGCTGTAATTTAAAATATAATTACCTTCTTTATCAGTAATGAAATATGTAAGATTAAACATATTTGTTTCTTCAAAATTATCATTAGGTAAATAGTTCTTCAAAAAGTCTTTATCATTCCAACCTTTAACTGTATTATCAAATATATCAGGTATTTCAACTTTGAATAATTTACCAAAATTACTACCTTTTACACCATTGGTTATTTCCTTATTTCTATAATACTCATTCAATTGTAAATCATTATAACCAAAGTAATTTATAGCATTTATTATAGATAAATAAGACCCAACATAAGGATAAATCAAATTTCGATTCATCAACATCTCTTTTCTCTTTCTATTTAGAATCATCCAATCAATACCACCTTCATTAACATCATATTCACTGAATATGAATACCTCATCCGGTTTTATTAATTTACCTATATTACCTAATTCATATTTAAACCTAATATCTTCTTCTTCAGATTGACCATATGTTATAAATCTCCCTATTTCTCTATCTCTTACCTTAAATCTAGTCTTTAAATATGTATTTTTACTATAAGATGGATAATCAGATATTGATGTATATTCAGTTTCTATAAAGTCAAAATCAATATTAAAGAAATCGACAATTAATATTTTAGTAAACACACTTCTTATTTTTAATATAATTGCATTATTTGATGAAACGTACTGGTTTTTAATATTACTATCATCTGTTAAATATACCGTGATATGCTGACCTTCTTTTAACCCTCTACCAGTAAAATTCTCAACAGAATCAGCATTTATTGAAATCTGACCCCTTTTATCAGAATTGTTAGTAAGTGTCTCAAACTTCAAGTATGTCGAATTATCAGAAACTATTTCAAATTCTATATCTTCCCTTTTATATAACTGTAAAACGTTTCTAACAGAACCTTCTACAGTAGATCTATATCCAATAAACAACTCTAATGATTTAGCCTCAACGCTAATATCATTAACATCATCTATATAACTTAACTCATAGTTAATTTTATCAAATACGGTTTGTTGATATTCAGGATAACTAACTTTATTTAAATCTTTATTAGGTGAAGTATTTAACACAACATTCTCTAAAGGTTTATCACCAGTATAAGCATAAGATCCAGTACTTGTTAATTGCTCTCCAGTGAAGTCATATAAAAAGAAATCAGGGACTTCATCCGTCATCCATCTCCAATATAAATTAATAGGAATATCACCTTCAAAATTTTCCCTCGGTCTTCTAAAGTATTCTCTAGTTTTTATCCAAATACTTTCATGTGGTATGTAATTTGAATCCAATGTACCATATAACCCTTCACCCACACTTAAACCTGATGTAGATGTTTCAGTTATAGATAAATTCAACTCAGAAGCTATTTCTATAATAGAATTTGTTGATGGTTGTATAACCCACATAGATTTTCTCTCAGGATTATAAACCATTCTACCAGTAGGAGCAACCATTGGCTCGGTATGAACAACTTGACCATTAACACCTTTAATAACAATTATATTATTAAAATTCTGAGATGATAAGTAAATATCACCATCGTATTGATTAATACCTAAAAATCCATAATTAGCAATATTAGATTGAGAAACAGCATTAGTAGACAAACTCAATCTTGAAAAGTCTAAAGAACTGTCAGATATATTCATCTCACCAGTAAGGTTATTGAATATAATATCATTAAATCCAGATGTTGAAATCGAAACAGACTGTGTTATACCATTATCTATTTTCCAAAGAGTTGAAGATCCATAAACGTAAATAGCCTCATAAACCGGCTCATAAAAAATAGAGTGTGTCGATCCAGGAATTCCATAAATAGTAGATATTGTCCTATTTGGATTACTAACAAAGTTAATATTTGGACCACCATTAACTCTAATAACAGCATTGTTAGTACAAGTTATATACATATCACCTTCAAAGTCATTAAAAACCATAGCCCCTGGATATCCATATCCAGATGTTGAAATAGAATCAGTACTAACACTACTCATATTATTATAAGCCCAAATATCAACATGTGTCAAGTTTTGATAACTAACATAGACATCACCATTATTAGGGTTAACTTCCATATCATAAGCTATAGCAGATGGGTTAAATAAAATCTTGGAAATAAGAGTATTACTTGTTGGGTCAATTACCCACATATATTTTTCAGATAGGCAATAAATATAATTATTAAAAGTGTTGAATTCCATTTCAATACTCTGAGTGTTACCAAGAAGTGTAATATTTGATATAATATATCCATGTAAAGCATCTAAAACAACAACATCATCACCAAAACCATAAACACAATTTGTAAGTTGAACATATTCTATATCAATTAAATTATCTGAACTCTGATAAGTATTCAAATTATAGTTATTGGAATTAAAAGTAATAGCAAATTGATTACTATTAAACATACTCATATTAAATGGACCACCAGATCCAGTTGGACTAATCGGGCCATTACAAGCTGTTTGACCAAAACCCATATCAAAAGCTAAAGTAATGAAACCAGAGGAATCACAAGGACTTTGACTCAATCCCCAAAAAGGGCCTTGATAACTTATATTTAATACATGTGGATCTAAAAATTGTATTGTATAGTCTTGATTAACATATGGATAAACGGTATTATTAACTGTAAAAGCCATACCAGTTGAAAATCCAACATCTTCAAAACTAAAATCTGATGTTGATGGTAAGACTATTTCATTTGAAGCAACCAATGTTCCGATGTTACCCAAAAGATACTTGGTTGATTTATAATCATTAACACCTGGATAATTTAATTTACCAGTATTAATTGTATAATCCAATCTATATTCTAAAGACGTTAAATTTAATTTCAATAGGTTATTCGCAACAGAAGATGTTATACCATATGTTAAAAGTAACTCAGAATTAGTATCATACCAAGCTATTAGTGTCGCGGGTATATCAACATTTGAATTTATATCAAAAATAGATTGTTGATCAAAGTTTTTATCATTTATCTTAATATTCAAATATGGACCCATCGATGTGAATAATATCTTAGAATGTTCAACATAAAAATCAGCAGTTGTACCAACTTCAATTCTATTAACCTCCATCGGTACATTAGGATAGGTAGTTTTTAAAACAATAGTATTATAAAATAAAGAAGTAAAATTACCACTATATTTCAAATCAACAACTATACCCAATGTGTGTAATTTAAGATGCCATCTAGAAAGCCAATTTCTTAAAGTTCTATCAATGGTTCTCTCCATATCTATATTTAATCCACTATACAATAAAGCAACTTCCTCATCATACACCATTTTATTTATAGTAATTTTGATTCCGAATTCATCAATATCTGTAAAAACTACATTTACTTTTTTATTTTGAGAGTAGTTATAATTCAACTCATAGTCTAATTGTTCCTCAATCTCTACAAGTCTTTCATAAGTTTGTTTTAACCCACCAATTGAATAAGTAGCACCAACTTGTGTGTGATAAAAGTTAACTTTAGCATAATTAGAAGGATATTTAAGATCTGCTCTTAAACTACCATTTAGATAATATAAATCTACATTAAATATATTTAAATCAGCATTATACTTCTCAGCAGTGGCTGCTAGACAAGCTTCTGAAGATGATGTCCAACCAAAACTATAATAATATCTATCCGTTGTTAAATAAATCTTACCATTTAGAACATTCTCTATAGAAGTTTGTTCATTTACTTTTATGTAAGTTGGCTCACTAGTCCAATAAGATGTATTTTCTGGAGTTATATAAGCGGTTGATGATTGAAAGCTATATGTATATGATTGTAAATTTTCATATACTCTATTATTATATAAAACTTGAGACCCCAATTCAAAATAAGTAACACTGTTTAATGTATTGAAAACAGGCATATCAGAAACTGTATAGAAAATAGTATTATTAACAGATCCAACAATTTTAAATTCAACATTTGGTTTTAAAATTTGAGGGTAACTTAAATCAATATTTAATTTAAACGGACTAGTTATATCAATACCACCACTATAAACCAAAGGCACATCTGTTCTTGTTATAACCTCCACTATTAAATCCGAATTATCGGGTAAATTAGCTTTATCCACAAAATATTCCCAATGAGTCGCGTCATTTATAGCTAAGTCCTTAACAGTTAATATACCATCATTTTTCTTACTACCAACAACATTTAGTTTTTTACCCGGGTAATATTTATCATAAAAGTCTGGTTCATTCCAATTAGATAATCTCTCACTATACTGAGAATCAATATAATCATAAACACCAAAAGCATTAACACCACTAATATTAAGACCAACATAGGATTCAGGTTCAATATATTGATAGAAAAATGATGATTCAAATGTATCATTATCCATTTTACTTAATATCATTATTGCTCCAACTTTTGACCCAACAACAACATATGATTCATCAAGATTTGTAAACTCAAATGCAATACTATCAAATTTAACTAAAGTACCAATAGGGAACTTAGTCTCAAATCCACCACCATATATCCACTTAGTATAAAACTCAGGGTCATTATTAACCGGCTCAATTCTATCTATTTTTTGTTCATAATATTTACCACCATAGAAATGAAGTCCAAATTCATTAAATAATTGAAACTTTTTTGTTGTTAATTCACCAATTGATTCAAAATCAAATGATGGTATATTTTCAAGTGTGTAAATAGCATAGGTTTTAAATGTATCGGTTGAATTTTCATGAAACAATATATCACCCTCAAACCTTTCATATCCTTCATTATAGTTGAAGTTCAAATAGTCTCCTTCTTTATTGAAGAATTTTAAGTTTTTATGATTAGACATTTATAATTATTGGTTTTGATTATATATTAAAATTACTTTTCTCAATAGGAGAAAATAATATATAGACTATGGGCAAAATACATAATTATGAGAATTTCTTAAATGAAGAGTTCTTTAATAGAATATTTGGTAGAAAAAAGAAAGCAGAATCTGTAAAAAAATCTAATATAGATTCTTGTGTAGATGATATATTAAAGTTCTTAGAAGAAAACGGAGTAAATACCTGGGATGAGTTTATATCATCAAGAAAATTTGATAAAGATGTTATAAATAAAATGATTGACCATCAATCAAAAAATATGAATGAGTTAAAAGAGATTAGATTCAAACTAAAAATAGAACTCTCTAATAGAAAACAACTTCAAGAATACTTGATAGAGTTAGAATCAGAAGAAGAGTATGAAAAGTGTTCACAAATTGCAAAAAAATTAGGTAGATAATTATGAAAAGTTTAAAAAGATTCAGTGAAGAATTTGAATGGGATGAAGTCCTAAAACAAAACAGAAAAGAGGGTGATGAGGACAAATGGTCATTACTTGAAAAAGATTTAATGGAAGTAGTTGATAAACATTCTGGTGAATTTGGAAATGATTCTTATGGAGTTGTTGATGCTATGTATCAAGTAATGGATGGAATGTTCCAAAAGAAAGAGTCTAAAGTGGAAAAAATGGAAAAACCACTTAAAGCAGAGAAAATTAAAAAAGAAAAAGACCTTGAATTGGGATTCGATATAAATTCCTTTGAAAAGGGAGAAGATACAGATACAACAGGATTCAGATCAGAATTTGAACCGATTGCTAAAGGTGAAGAAAAGAAACTTAAAAAGGAAATACAGATTACAACACCAGGATTAAATAAATCTATTAAAAAATTCGAGGATTTTAAAATTTCCATTTCTATTGATAAAGTAGAACCTGAAGAAGAAATGTCTAATATAGATGTTGAAGATTGTGAAAATTGTACAGATTGTGAATTTAACCCTTGTGAATGTGAAGTAGATAATACAGAGTCTAAGGAAGGATGTGGGTGTTGTGATGAGTGTACTGGTCAATTAGGATGTGAATGTTGTGAACAATGCTCTTGTGTACAAATGGGTGAGCAACCTATGGATCAACCTAAAGTTATGAATATAACTGATTTTATAAGCTCAATTATAGGTCAAAGATAAAAATGAAAAATTAAATAATGAAAATTAGAAAATTCACAGATAATAATATATCAGAATCTCTTAAATATCATTTAGAGAATAATAAACCTATTACTGAAAATATATTCAGACCAGGTTCGGAGGCTTTCTATGAAGTAATCAAAGAAGCTAGAGAACTATTTGACTTAGGTAAAGTTAATCTATGTGATGTTGATAAAGAATTATATGAATCAACTGATATTGGTAAGTTTGGAATATTCAATGGTGAACTAGTTCCTTTAGATTTACCTATGGAATACATTGAGGAATTAAATGAAGCTGAATATAAAGGCAAAGAAGTTAAATTAAATCACCCGATGAGAAATAATGGACCTGGTAAAAAATACTATGTGTATGTTAAAAATCCTAAAACTGGTAAAGTGAAAAAAATATCTTTTGGTGATATTAAAGGCGGATTAACAGCTAAGGTTAGTGATCCTAAGGCTAGAAAAGCATTTGCTGCTAGACATAATTGTGATATGAAAAAAGATAAAACTACTGCTGGGTATTTCGCATGTCGTCTAACAAAATATGGTCACTTATTTGGTGGTAAAACCTATCCTGGATTCTGGTAATTATGAAATATTTAAAAAAATATCAAATATTTGAATCTGCTAACAGAAAATTTATCAACGATTTTATGTTTGATTTCGGCATGTTAATCACAATGGGATTTTCACAGATAACTAAGATGGGCATTGATCAAAAAGCAACTGATGAATTATCATCTATGATGAAGAGACTCAGAGAACCACTTATAAATGGTAAAAAGTATTCTGAAATTTTAGATGATATTAACTTTTTATACAAAAATCCTAAGATGTTATCTGCTTTTATAGGTCAGATAAGAGAACTACTATTATACATTGAACCAAGAGTTGAAAATTATGTAAATGATTGTGAAACAAAAGACAATTGGTTGGGTAAAATTGAAAAATTCAAAGAACGATATAAACAAATAATAAGCTAATGTTACCATTTCAAGAAACTAAATTAAGTGATAATGAATTTATCAGAGTATTCAAACAAGATACAGATTCTGGTGAATATTCTTGGCATCGAGACAGAGAAAATAGAATAATTGAATCTATTGGAGAAACTGATTGGATGGTTCAAATAGATAATGAACTACCTAAACAAATAAGGGGAGAAGTATTTATACCAATGGGTGTTTATCACAGAGTTATAAAAGGCACAGGAGATTTAAAAATAAAACTAATAAAAAACCCACTCTAATTGAGTGGGTTTTTTATTTATTCAATAATCATAAAGTATAATTGTATTTGTGGTCAAATCTCAAATTAATAAAATTTAACAAATTTCTACACTTTTCATACTCTTCAATTTCTTCCAATTCCTTAATAACTTTTTTTAAATAGTTTTCAGAATATATTTTTAACTCTAAACTATAAGGCTTTCCAGATAAACATCTGTCGTAAATTTCAATAGGGTCCATTTTAATAAATTTTAATCAGTTTTTGAACTATAATTTTCTTTGTAAATCTTGATAACTTCATCAAATTCAGCAGTAATACCAGATTTGAATTTATCACTATCATATTTTTGTTTTAAGATATACTCTTTCACATAGTCTTCATAGTCTAAATTAATTGAGATATCAATTAATTCTTCATCAATATCAACCTCTTCGTTTAATTCACTATCAACCAATTCTTTCGTAATATCATCAATATACTCAACAGAAGCAAAGTTACTATTTTCTAGTATTACTTCCAACTTTCTTCTTAATTTTCTATTAGAAACTAATAGATTATTAGAAATAGCAATATCAATATAATCTTTTGACCCTCTAAGACTTTCTAACTCTTCAATTTCCTCATCATTAGTCACTCTAATTTTCCTAAAAACAGGTGATACATCATTTTTAATGAACTCTTCACTACCATCCTCAGTATCTATTACAAATATACCTTTTTGGTCACCAAAATCATTTCTATCCATCTGAAAAATTGACCCAACAAATGTGAAATTTTTATTTCTCTGAACTAAGTGAATATGACCAGAGTATACCTTATTGAAGGTAGAGAAGTTTTCAATATCTATCTTATCTGAATTTTTATGAGCTACTGATGTTAAGTGCATCTTACACCCATTTAAATCAGAATGACAAAATAAATAATCACAATCTTTATTACTGTTTATATGATTGATCTGATCCAATCTATTATCAATATAAGGCATCATTAATAGTTTAACACCATCATGTTCAATCTTAGTTGTTTTATCATAAACGGAAACATTAGGGATATATCTAAAAGGTCTTATACTATTTATCTCACTAGCACTTTTAGACCAAAGGTCGTGATTTCCAATAATTATATGCAATGGTGCTATTTTGGCCATTTCCTCAACAATATCCATCCCATAATTAAGTAGATTAATTGGAATAATATTTCTATTATCAAATAAATCACCCATATGGACAATAATATCACCTTCTTTTACATTTGAACGAAGTAAAGGTAATAGGAAATCTTCAAAATACTGTCTATGAACTTTTGACCACTTATCAACAGAGTTTGGATAACCCAATCCTATGTGAGTATCGCCAACCAGGTAAATTTTACTCATTTAAAATACTTTATTTATTATAGTTTTATAATTTTTCATAGTTTAGAAAAAAAACGCTTTTAATTAGTAATATATACATTATATCAATATCCTTAAAAAGATAGAGACAAAAAGGATTATAATATATAATACATAATTTGTTTGCAAATTAAATAAAAAATAATAAAATATAAATGGCTTTACCACATTTTACACAGGTTACAAACTCTGGAGCACCAGGTGGACCAGGAACACAACCACACGAAGTAGTTTACTTAAATCTTTTTGAGATTACTTTTATCTTACCAGTAATTTTACAAGCGCAAGGTAGAGATCCTATCTTATTGCTACAAAACGCAACTAAAATTGACCTTAATTTAACTGAACAAGATGTTTCAGCAAAATCACAAAGATTCAAATACTCAACTAGAATGTTTATGGCTCCTCCGACTAAAACAGACGGAACTCTATCCATTCCTTTTCAAGTAAATGTTAGTAATGGAGGCTCAATGCAAACATGGGCAAGTCTGAAAGCTTGGTTTGATTTAGTATTTAACTCTCAAAATGGATCACTTCACTACAAATCTGATATCATCGGGACTATTATTGTAAATCAACATGATAAAAAAGGTGTTGTTTTAAGAAGAGTAACATTCCAAAACGTACAAATTACTAAATTAAATGGTTATTCACTTGACTGGTCTTCTAGTAATATCATTGAGAGCACTGTTGCAGATTTCGTTTATGATTACTTCATTGACGAATACATTGACCAAAATTTTGGTATCAATCCCCCACTTGTTTCTGGATATTAATAAAAAGTTTATTAAACAAAAAACCACCAAATTTAATTTGGTGGTTTTTTTATGCACTAAAAAACCCACTTTAAAAGTGGGTTTATAATTAGAATTTCGGCATACTGAAATTATTTCCCATACTCGAAGCATTTTTCATCATCCCACCATAATCAGGCATTCCTTTGGATTGATCTTCCTCACCCTTTTTACGATTTGATTCCTCATCTTCAATAATCTCATTAACAAGTTTAACATTCTCTTCCAACATCCAGAATGGCCAATTATCAATTGCCCATTCTTGTAGATGAAAGTGTTTTTGAAGTTGAAGCTTATTCTTTAATATATGCGTCAAAGGCATCTGAAATAACGAAAATACCTGAGGCACCGTTGGGAAACTGCATATCGGTGTGGACCTCCTCACCACACTCACAAATACCTTTTAATTCCTTCAGACCAAAAGTCATTTTATTAACAGCAGCATTTAAAAACTGAAAAGAAATATCATCAATTTCCTCAAACTCTTTAACCTTAGCTTTAATACCATCATAAGTGATAGTAACTCTACCAGACATAATAAATGGAATAATTTTCAAAAATGATAAATTCGGCGTTCTTTTTTCATTATTTTCTTTAACAATATAGTCAGTGAAAGCTTTTTGTAATCCAATATTTGGAGGGGTAAGTTCGAAACTCTTACCATTCACTGTTTTAAAATTATAAGTTTTAGAACTCTGTGAGAAAAACTTTTCTAATTTTTCATCAATTTCATGAAAAACAAATGATTTTCTATTTAACTCAATCTTAACATCCTCACCACATCCACACTTAGCAGTAACTGCTAATGAGTTACCTTGTTGAAATGTCAACTCTCTAATTAAGAAAACTAAAAATAATCTATCCTGGTCTTTAATTTCCAAATAAGATGCAACTTTACCATCAGGATATTTAATACGAACACATGCTTGCATCATATCATTCATCTTCTCAACGATGTCATAAAAGTTATTATCATCAACCATTGAATAAGCTTGAATTTCTTTTACTTGAGCTGGTCTAACCATAAATAGAGTACCAGTTGGATAGAATTGACCACAAGGTAATTCTCTGATATCCATATTAAAAAATTGCAAATCACCAGTTCTAGCTGATTCAGATTGCTCAACAAAGGGAATATCCCCATCTGCTATTTTTTTACCTGTCTCTAGGTCATTTAGATGTCTTTTTAGGTAATCCTCCTCCGACATTGGTTTTTTATCATTATTATCTGACATAAGTTCAATTTGATTTTTTTTTATATATATTACATATATTTACTCCTCTATTATAGGATGAATAATAAAATAAGTTTAATTTAATTATATATCCATTTTTTATTACCAGCGTTAAATATTTTAAAATAACCCATCTCTAACATTATCTCTTCTTCGGTTTTATTTTTATCATATCCCATTTTTACTAATTTTGATTTTCTCCAATTAAACCTATGATTTCTAACACCATTTATAACATACCAATATCCTGGATTTGAAACACCACTAAATTTAAACCCAAGGTCATTGTATAAATCACCATTAGATATTAAGTTATCAGAATATGTTTGTATTTCTATAGGATTTATATCTTGTATAAATTTTTTAAGTAGCTTTGAAGCCCCACCGGTAACAGTTGTATTTAATTTATTACAAAACCTAGTCAACTCATAAAAACCCTCTAAGTTTTTACCACCCAACGGCATTCTAAGTCTTGAGAATGTCATTATACTCACCAATTCATCACTATTATATAAACCCAATCTTATTGATGATTTACAATCTCCTTGTAAGTGATTACTATCTAAAAAAGATTTAGATGTTAAATAATCAACACTCTTTATAAGAGTCTTTCTAGCCATTATTTTATTTAACTTTGATGTTATTTTATTCAAAACAAATGAAACACATATTTCTCTTTTTAGAGTCCAATCATCCTCCCATATAGTAATTATTTTAATATCATTTTCAACCCCCTTATTATATTTTTTTAAATGATAATTATTATCTTTAAATTTATCAGAATGCCAAAAAACACCATTGAATTCAAATCCTAATTTTAATTCAGGTAGATATATGTCAATTTCATAGGGTTTAATGACATCTTTAGTATTCTGTACTATCACACCATTATAATTTTCTCTTATAAGATTATAAAGTTCTATCTGGTCAATTGATGATGTTTCAGATATAGGAAAACACTTGGTACATATAGAGTTTTTACCATTTAACCTGTAATAAAATTGATAAGTTAGAATAGAAAAGTCTTCACTACAAACACCACAATTAAGAATTAAATTATTATTAACACCATCCTTTTCAAATCTTATAAATTTCAAATCAGAATCCGATATTTTTTCAATAATTCTATCTTTGTGATTTTTATAAAATACTTCTATTGTTTTTTTATGTATTTCTTTATTCATCCAGGGATGATCAACTCCATATTTTTCCAAAGATTTATTTTTATAATTTTCTTTATAATTACTCTTTTTAAATGATTCTACTCTTTTTTTCAAAATATCACCAGATTTTGATGGGTTAGTAACTCCCCAATTATTCAATAATGTCTTCTTTGATTTACTTTTTATTATATCAGATGACATTGGTGAGTTACCACCCCATCTTTCTATGTTTGTTTTAATTATCTTATCTTTAACCTCTTTAGACTGTGCTGGTGATTTAGTACCATATCTCTCTAAGGATTTATTCTCTTTTTGTTTTTTTATATCCGGATCACTTGATATACACTTATTAGAACAATAGGTTAGATATCCGATTGATGAGTTTTTAAATTTTACAAGATTATTACAATTTATATTTCTACATATTGGCAATTCTTTATATTCGTTTATAACTAGGTAAACCTTTTCTTTAAATGTTGATGTTATATTAACAGATTCACAATATTTTATTATAAAATCATATTCATCTGGGTGATTTTTAATAATATACGACTCTTTGGTCATTTTACCGGATGGATCATATTCCTTAAATATATTCAAATTCATAATAACATATTGTTTAACATATATATTAAATACTCCTAATTTGTTTAACAAAAAAAAGTCTCAAATTTCTTTGAGACTTTTTATTATTTTTTATAATCTTATGAGTTAATGAAACCACCAGCATCAATTGCTCCTGTTCTAAGTATCGTAATATTATTAACGATTATACCCATACCCTTAATTGGTTCAACATAAGTGTCTAATACACCGATTTGATTATCAATTATCTCAGCGGTATTGTTTTCATCATCCATTTTATTGAAGTAATTATACAATCCATTTTTAGATACATAAGTAGCACAGATAACATCAGCTCTTAATTTAATTTCAGCTCTGATATCAGGAGTATTAAATTTCCATTGGAAGTCTAACAACATTCTTGATAATTCTCTCTCTAACTCGATCAAAACCTCTCTAACATGTATGTAAGAAAGAGCTGATTTGTAAAGTGTTTGAGCTGTATTTTCAGTTTCAATTACATATCCTCTATTTCTCTTGAAAACTAATGGATTAATTTGTGCCATATTTAAGAATTCGATATCACTATTAGTAAAGTCTTGTTCTAATGAATTAATTCCAATAATTCTACCATTAGTAACACCAGCAGCAATAGTCCACGGAGTAACGTTCCCAGCGTTGTTAATATGTTTTCTCATATATGTAGTTGCTACATATGATGAAGGTGGAATATCCATTGGTCTACCATTATCATTAACATTAACATAAGGGAAGAAATATCCTACAGTAGAAGCCCCTGATCCATCACCGAATGAGTAAAGGAATGCTGGGTTACTTTCAGGATCACCACCCTTAGCAACAAACTCCATTTGAAGTACGCCTTCAGCATTATTAAAACTAGGAGAAGATGAGTTCTTATAAGATCTAGCAGATGGCATGTTAATGAATCCAAAAGCATCCAATCTATCACCACAGATATCAACCAATTGTTGTTTACTTCTTTCCATTAATCCCAAACCAAATGAATCAATTAAATATCTAAAATCGATCGATTCTTTATTAGTTAAAGCTTTAAACAAAGGAGTTCCTTTAGCTACTAAATTCAATATTGAATTTTGTCTAGATTCTGTACCATCAGGTAAAGAAGCTGATCTTATTCTAAATCCTTTCAATGAAAGTGCTTTATAAGTAGTAGCATATTGATCAATTGTACTATATCTTGTTGTTTGAAGAGCTCCCCCAGAGAACACAGTAGCGATTCTAGAATCACAAGTAATCTCTGATAATGAAGTATCTCCAGAATATTGTCTTTTAGATAATACTCTAGTAAGTTTTCTTGGAAACTGGCCAACTTGAAGAGTAGTAGCATCATAATAAGCTTCTAAGAAATCACCAACTTTAACCTCAGTATATCTTGATCCATTTATTAAAACTTTATTAGGAACTTGAACATATCCAGTTGGGAGTTCCAATTCTAAAGATTGTTTAAAGTTACTTTTCTCTGATTGAATATAAATTGTGTTATTAGCTTCAATATCAGCAGAAACTGTAGACTCTAATAAGACATCTAAAAATTTAACACTTAAATTATTATTATTATCTAAGTACATTTTTAAATAATGTCTAACTAAATAATCATTCACTTGCACAACGTCAAATAGTTGTTCATAATTTGTTTCTTCATTAACTTGATACGCGAAGTAATTAGACCCAGTATATCCCAATAAAATCGCTAATGCGTTAGGAGCAGCAGCTGATATAACATCATTAACAATTGTAAATGATCCCTTATTCAAAGATGAAGTAGGAAACTGAATTTGCTCATATGCCATTAAATTTATGTCAGTATCGAATGAAGTACTATTAGAATAAAATACTACATAGTCGTATCCAGCACGTGATGAAGTAGCTGATTGACCTGGAGCTGACTCACCATCAATGAATATAACATCAACCATTTCACCAATTAATGGATTAACAGTACCACCTGAAGAATCTAAATAAAGTCTATTACTATAGAAGAAATCTTTAGTATTGATAAGACCATCATAATATCTTTTATAAAATATTGACTCTTTACCAACAACACCTTCAGTAGTTGTAGCAACTCCATTTTTACTAACAACACCATCAGTACCCAATAAGAATTCATTATCAGAAGTATAAATTACAAAATAACCATCTAAAATTGTAGCCAATTGTGTTGAAGTTAAACCAGTTTTTAGTTTAAAAGATTTATTCTGAGTATTACTTGTTACTATATCAGAAATTTCTATATTAGAAAAACTATATTTTTCAAGAGAAGTTGGATTCAATAATAAAGACATTTTATCTTTATTTGGACTATCAATTAAATTAACTAATCTATTAAACATTTTAATCCCTCTATATTGAGAATAATTTGATAAAGATTGTTGAGTATTTGTCCCAGTGAATTCTACTTTAATAGTACCAGTAGCTGAATCCTCCAATGTTATATAATAACTATCACCAGATTGTGTACCATAACCATGATCAATAAATCCAGAAGTACCAACGATTACATCAGTAACAGATCCACTATTAGAAAAAGTACCATTAGCAATAGAAAAGTCTAAATAACCCAATACAACATCACCACTACCAACAGCTGGTCGAACACCTTCTGTTAAACTATTAACTAATTGAATCTCACCCGTATTATCAACAACAAAAGCTGAAGAGTAAGTAGCAACACTTAAACTAATTGGATAATCAGTAGAAGTCATTTTCAATGTAGCAGTAGCTGAAATTGTAACATATTTATCACCGATTATAACAAAAGCACCATCAGCAACATTATAAGAAACATTTAAAGAAGTACTAGCACTAACACCAGTTGGTGTTGATGAAGATAATCCAACATTATAAACAGAACCCTCAGCAAACCAAGCTGTTCTATTATCGCCATTATTCAATATCCCACTAGTTACAGCTGGATCATGACCAATATTAGGTCCGATTGAAATAGATGAATCACCAAAAGCATGTTCAGCTTGTGAAATATAAGAATAAGTACCTGAATTTAAATAATCACCTAACATAGCAGTTACGTTACCCGGTAAATCAAGAGGTGTGTTAGTAACACTAACAGCCTCAGTTATTGTTTCTTTATAAGAAAGGAAATTAATAGCCGTTTCATCAGCATCTACTAATGTATTACCAATAAGGTCTAATAAACCATTGTAATAATCTTTTTCAACTAAATCAGTATTAAATGTACAGAATACACCTGTTTTATCAGTATCTCTATTTATCGTAGTTTCAATAAATACATTTTTACCATTTAAATCTCTAAAATAAGGAATTAAAGAAAGTCCTTCGTAGTAAGCCAAAGCAGTAACATTTCTATCATCTGCAAAGTTTCTAACTTGATCTTTTCTTAGACCCGAAGCATTGAAGTAAGCACTCCATCTACCATCTACAGCAAGTTCTTGATAATTTGACCAATCACCAGCGACTATAACAACATCAACCATATAGTCAGATGCATAATCTTGTGAATTAACATAAGGTGGCATTTTTTCAATAGAACCATACCATTCAAGGAGAGTTCTGTCAAATCCAGTAACCGATGTTTTAAAGATAAATACAGAAACATATTTATCTGATAAGTTTGTGATAGCTAAAGCTCTTTCTGAATATCCTATATCACTTTTAGTAAGATTAATAAAAGACTCAGTGTCTCTTTTCCAGAAACCTGTAGTATCAAAGAATCTTCTATAAGGACCCTCTCTTTCTATATCATTAGAAGCAGCAGCAGCTGAAGATAGAGATTGATATTCAATAACATCTAAAGTATCGTCTGTATATAGTAGATTCATCGCGTAAATAGGTGATGTCTCTAACATTTTAGATATAGTTCTATGATAGAATGATCCTTTTCTCTCAAGTGATCTATCTAACTGACCAAATATAGATTCTAATTCACCAGTAGTCGTAACTCTAATTGGTGTATTAACTGGTCCTTTTTTAGAAACTCCTATAACAAGGTTTGTTATACCCTCAACTACAGGACTACTAATTACAGACTTATCATATTCTTCTAGGAAGATTCCTGGTCTCTTGTATTTTCCAATTTGAATTGCCATATTATTATAATAATTTTTTATTTTAATGTATATATAAAATAGAAAAAACGTTATTTTTTCTATTTTTATACTTTAGATTCGATTTCTTGTGTATCTTCTTTAATATTCTTCTCAATTTCAGACATTTTATCTTTATGCTCAGTATTTAATTTTTGAAGTTCCGTTACTTTTTTTGGAATTTCTTTTGAAAATATAGACATTCTATCTTTTATTTCTGAAATTTTATCAGTTATAGTCTTTTTTTCACCAGGATTAGTTGATAACTTTTCTTGTTCACCAAATTCATCCAATTTTAATTTATTTTCAAGATCACTTTTTCTACCATCATCTATTTCTTTAGTCAATCTACATATTTTAAGATAATCAACTAAAAAAGGATTATCAGCAAGATTCGGAATTGAATTTTTTAAAGAACTTTCTATCTCTATAGAATTACTAGTAGATCCATATAGTTGGTCTACAATTGGTTTTTTTTGTTTAAATTCAGCTATATGATCAATCGTATCATTAATCTCTTCTTTTGCGTATTTTTCATCAGGCTTATCTGTGAGTTCTACTTCAAGATCTTCTTTGAAAATATTATATTGTTTAAGATACTTCATTAGTAATTTTCTATTTTAACACCATTTATACCACTAACTGTAGTTATTTTAGGATACCCACCTTCAGCATTTATAAACTTTTCAACCTTATCAACACCTTTATCCAATTTTAATCTTTTATACTCAGCAGGAATAGCACCCTGTGTTTTATCAACAACATGAAAACATCCCAAATTCGAATACAATGTAGACTCTTTAGTCTCAACTACTGTGTTCTTATTATCAACTTTACCTTCATCCAAAGCCTTTTCTATATGACTCATTTTAAACTGTCTAGTTAAACCAAAACCACCTTTACTATTATAAAGTTTATTTACATCAACAGTTGTTGCACAAACTTTGTAAAATTTACCATCCTTTCCTTCTTGAGTTGATTTAATCTCAACTGGTATTGTAATACCTCTACCAGTTGATTTTTTCATATACTCTAAGATATGAAAAGCCGAATTACAAAAAGAAATGTAAGCCCTTCCACCTATTACATCTTGTATATAAGAATACATATATCTAACTTCTTCATCCTTTTTATACTTTATTATAAAAAATGTGTTCTTTAAATCACTAGGTTTATTATAAACTATAGGTGTGTTACTATCAACCAATTTTAAATCTATATTTTTAACACCATCTGCATTTTCAGTGATAGCTTCTCTTTCAGTTTCACCATCAAAGTTTGTATTTTTAGGATCAGTACCATCTTTATACCCAAAATATTTGTCTAAAAATCTAGACTGAGCCCCACCTTCTTTACTATCACCAGTTTTGTATAGTTCACTACCATCCAAAAGCTCATTCATAAATTTTCTCAAGTTCATACCTGCTTTATCAATAATCTCAGCACCAACCTTTAATGATGTACCAACATTAAATATTTTTTGATACTCTCTATCAGCCAAAACATCCTGAACAGCACTTTCCCATTTATCAAATGTTTTATTATTTCGATAAGGACCACCGCTCATACCAGCATTATCAGGAGTACCACTACCAAAAGATGTATATTCCATAAATATACTATTTGTTACCTTACCACCACCTCTACCAGAAGGTATAACCTGAGTTGTGTGTATTTTATAAGCTCTATTGAAACATTTAACTATCTCTAATATAGGATCCATTCCTTGAATAACCACAGAGTCTTTCTTCTCTGCTATTTTTTTATCCAAGTTCTTTATCACAAGGTCAATAGCTGTTTTATCCAATACCCACTTATCAAAATTAATATTTTTATCCCACCAAGACTTTATTTTAGATGCTAAGTCATGTTCAACATCAGGTAAACTATCATCATTTGAACCGAAAATTTTAGTATCAGCAGACCCAGATCCACCACCGAATATTTTATCAGCTTCTAAAATTGTCATAAAATCCGAATATCTCTTCAATAGAGATTCAGATTTAGGCTCTATCTGTGATTCTTTTTCAGTTTGTGATCCCTGTGATTCTTTTTCTGATTCCTTTTGCACTCTATTTTCCACCTTTTCTACTTTATATAAATCAGGAGATAGACAAGCTTTCATTGTTGTATTAAAAGTAGCAATTTCTTTTTTAATTTCAGGACTTTTAATCTCCGGGAAAGAACCATCTACTTTGTTTTTAGAAACAGTATAAAAAGCCGATATCTGATCAGCTAGACTTTTATTCTGTCTTGATAAGAAATCATCAACATTCTCATTAGCCATCTCTGGCATACTTTTAAGTCCAAGTTTATTTCTAATTAGTTTATATATTTGACCAACAGCAGAATAAGTTGAACTACCAGCAGCATTCAAAGCTATAATTTTCTTCATGTCTTCAAAAGAATCAGGATTTGACTTAATAGTTGTATATAAAACACTCAAAGCTTTTTCAATTTCAGATACTTGTTTCTTTTGATCAGTTTTAGGATTAACACCAGCAATAGATTCCCCAGCATCATTATAATCAGCCTCATTTAAAAATG